TACTTTGAGCTGGGCTTAACTCAATCAGATGCAATGCAGAAACATTACATAGGATAAAGTTAGGAACATAACAAAACAGCAGAGGTGAATGATGAGTGAATTAAAAATTGAGACTATACAAGAAAATATAGCTGACTATCATTTTCTCAAAAAGCGAATCATAAGAGATGCAACACCTAAAAAAAAAGCGGCGTATCTGATTATTGGATAGAAGCTTATATGTGGATGGGGGCTAAAAAGTTTTGCGCTGTAATTGATGCTTGTTGGTTTGCTGAAACAACAAAAGAATTTGACGATATTAGAAAGGCGAGTGATTTTATAAAAAAATACTTATACGCTTAACAGATAAGGTGAATGATTATGAGTAAAGATTATAATTTTGCAAAGCTAGTTGAGTCGCAATTAGCTGATGTTGTAAAAAGTGAAATAGAAAAATCTATTTTTAAAGAAATAATGCGTGATTTTGAGTCTAAGGCTGGTGAAATAATTAAGCGTCATGTGTCACAAATTTCATTTGATGCGGTTAAGTCAATGAGTGATATGGCACGGCTCAGAGAAGAAATACACATGTATGTACATTACAACGATGACGAGCCTGAAAAATTAACAGATAAGGTGAATGAATTATGAGAGATAAAATTTTTGATGCAGTTGATGACTTGGTCTCAGGCTTACTTTACTACGATAGAAAAGAAGATGAAGACTTGCCACTGGAGGCTATAGAGTCGACTATTGCTAATGGAGAGATTTCGACCGATGAGATATCAGCATTCTTTAAAACTAAATTAATTGAGAGGCTTAAATGATGAGCAAAGCAAAGGTTTTTATTGCGCAGATACCCTCAAGCGGCAGCGGATTAGACAGCTACATACAAACAACTTATAGAAAACTTGAGGAATGAAAATAAAAAACTTAGAAATAGTTGATAAAAACATGATAAAATAAACAGCTAAGCAGATTAACTAACGAGATAAGGTCATAGAAATGGCTGCACATACCTTTGAGAAAGGTAATCAACTCTGGAAGCTAAGAGAGTTTTCAGGAAGAGCGCCTAAATACAAAAAATATGAAGAGATATGGGATAAAGCCTGTGCATACTTCCAATACACAGATGACAATCCTATCGTAAGCTTTAAGGCTGTCCTCGGCAAAGACGGACCAGAGCAATTAGAGCAACTCCACACTAAACCATACACACTAGATGGCCTGCAAATATATATGGGTATCTGTGATGAAACTTGGCGCGCATACACAAAGAAGACAGATTTTATTGGGGTCTGTAGTGCAATCGAGAAAATAGTAAGGGATAACAAGTTCTCAGGAGCCACTGTTGGCATCTTTAACCATCAGATAATAGCTAGAGACCTAGGATTAAAAGAAGCCTCTAGCGTGGATCTGAAGACGCCTGAAGGGATTACGTTTAATAATAATTACGGCGGAGAAAATGGCTAACACAGTTAAAGTATTTATCCCTGATTGGTGGACTGAAGTCTATGCAGATCAATGGATACCTGCAATTAAGGAAGCTATGGACGGTCTAGGTGTTAGTAAGTATGAAACTGGCGATGCTAGCAGCCAAGGCGGAGCATATTTATATTTACATGGGAGTATATTCCCAAAGATAGGTAAGAGAGATCCTGTACCCACTGGAGAATTATACTTAAGCGCATCAGAAGGCTGGAAAGTCAGATGGTGCAAGGTTTCAACTGGTAATATATTAACGTTGCATTAGGTGATACATGGAAACATATGGTAAAGGCTTTGCTTTAGAGGTGACACCAAAAGATAGAAGTGCTGATGTATTGCACTATGTTCTTACAGGTAATTTGCTAGGTGGCAGATCATTAGACGGTGTTACTTGGGAGCAGGTTGATGATTCTGAGTTTAATAGGATTAATGAGAAAAGATCTAAGCAATTGCTGGCATCTATGAGAGATGCTCGCAAGACTATAGAAGATAATATTAAATAAGGCTACACTGAATAAAAGCGCTCCACATTATTCCGACAACTTACTTGTCAGATCCGACAACTACTTTAATTAACTTTTCAGATCCGGTAACTTAGCTCCCAGATTGATATGAATAAAAAATTAGGAAAGTTTACAGTTACGCAAGAGTTCCTTCATGGCTGCAAGAATGGTGAAGGGGTTAATTTATTTGATGGTTTTGCGCCTATTGATATTCGGCATGATTTCTTTAAGGAGACAGCTGAATATATTGGATACCACGAACAGTTTAAGCTAACGCCTGAAGGGTCTGAAATACCTAGATACGTTGCAATATTTAAAGATGGCGACACCTCACCAACTTGGACCTTAAGTGCCAACAATAACCTATAACGCAGAACCAACAGCACAAAGATTCCATGCTAGCGACAAGGTAGTACGTGGTTTCATGGGGCCTGTAGGTAATGGAAAAAGCGTTACTTGCATACAGGAATTAATAAGACTTGCTCAAGATCAATGGCCTAACTCTCAAGGCATAAGAAAAACTCGCTGGGCTATCATTAGAAACACTACGCTAGAGCTAAGATCAACTACCCTAAACACTTGGAAGCAATGGCTACCCGAATCAGTATGCTCAATTACTATGCACCCTATGATCATGGCTAAGTGTGACCAGCCACTATCAGACGGTACGCGATTAGAGTTTGAGGTGTATTTCCTAGCGCTAGATCGTGATGATGATGTAAGAAAATTACTTTCTTTAGAGATTACCGGCGCATTCATTAACGAGGCTAGAGAAATATCTTATGCAGTAGTGAAGGGCGCCAGAGAGAGAATAGGCCGCTACCCTAGTGTAATTGACGGCTATCAAGATGATGGGGACTACAAAGCTCCGCGTGATGAGCATGGAAAGCTACAACCCTGCAAGCGTAAAGCTCTATTGATGGACACTAACCCTTGCGATGATAACCATTGGTGGTATCAATTAGCAGAAGAGCATTGCCTAAAGTCTACAAGACCAGAGCAGAAAGACTTTGCTATGAGTGAGACTAAAAGAATCTTTGACTTCTTTCGTGGTCCTAGCCCTTTGATCCGGCAGCCTAACGGTACATATACACCTAATGATGAGGCTGAGAACATAGAACATTTACCGGGTGGCTATCAGTACTATCTCGATATGATTGCAGGTAATGATGAAGATCATATAAACGTGATGGTCATGGGTAATTACGGACACTTGAAGACTGGTAAGCCTGTATACCCTGAGTACAACGACAAGCTTCACTGTCCTGAGACTGGCATCATTGCTATTAAAGGCATAGGCCTAGGTTTAGGATGGGACTTTGGTTTAACACCATCGTGTGTGATTACCCAGATAACTAGCCTAGGGCAGATGTTAGTTTTAGCAGAATTATTCTCTGAAGATATGGGAGTTAGACAGTTTGCCCGAGATGTTGTTAAGCCATTCCTTGCGACTCATTACTCTGACTACGACATAGAATTTTCTTTAGGTGATCCATCGGGCACAGCAAGAGGAGAGAGCGAGGCTAAGTCCGCTATTGGTATTTTGAACGATGAATATGTGATTAATGATGATGGTGATTTAATTGTTCCGCTCGATATGGGGTTCATGACAGAAGGCGCGCCGACCAATGACCCAACGCTAAGACTTGATGCGGTTAAGCATTTCCTTACCAAGCTAGTTGATGGTGGATACCCCGGCTATGTCCTTAATAAGTCCTGTAAATACCTCAGAAAGGGCAAGATGGGCGGCTATAAGTATAAAAAGGTTCAAATGTCGGGAGAAAATAGGTACAATCTGAAACCTGATAAGAATGTTTATTCTCATCCAGCAGACGCGGAGCAATACGCAGCATGTGGATATACTAGAGGATTACACGAACATGAGGAAGAATACTTTGACCAGAGTTATGGGTCTAGTACCGTTGGCGGATATGGTTAATGGCTATTAAAAAACTCTTAGACTTAATGACTAACCCTAATATCGTTGAAGATATTGAGGATACCGAAGGTGGCGACCAAGAGCTTATGCTCATTGGTCGTCGAGTTAAAGAGGGTTATGGCGCTGATTGGGACTCAATGTCTGAATGGCGCGACGATGTAGAGACTGGCATGGAATTAATTAAACCATCCAAAGGTCCACGTGATGAACCTTGGGAAGGTGCTGCTAATTTCAAAACGCCTATTTTGATGGAAGCCCGATTAAAGTATGGTGATAGAGCTAGTCAAGAACTTCTTAAAGGCAACGATTTAGTTAAGGCTACTGTTGTTGGTAAAGACCCCGATGACGTTAAAGCTGACCGTATAGAGCGCATCCAGACCGTAATGAATTGGCAGCTAACCGTACAGAATGAAAGCTGGGTAGAAGAGCAGGACAAACTACTCTATGACCTATCATGCCAAGGTAGTATATTTAAAAAGACATTCTTTAACTCTTCAGTAGGTCATAACGAGTCGGAAGTAATAACCTATCCTAACTTTGCTATTAATCAGTCTACAAAGACGCTATCAAGTGCGCCTCGATTCACTCACAGAATATTTTTAACGCCTAATCAGATCCAAGAAAAGATACTTTCCGGTGTCTGGCGTGATGTTGAGATAGAACTAGGCGCTAAAGTTAGCGAGGAAGGCGGCAGAGAAGAAGCTGTAGACGATAAGTTTACAGAATTCTATGAACAGCAGACTTTCCTAGATTTAGATGGTGATGATTACGAGGAGCCTTATGTTGTAACGGTACACGCTTCATCAGGAACAGTGATGAGGATACGCGCTCAATACGGCTTAGATAATATTACCGTAATGGATGAGGATGGATTAGCCGCTACAGCAGATTCTCTTATTCAAAAGAATGAAGAAGGCGCTCCTATATTTGATGAGAACGAAGATATTTTATTATCTGATGACTCTGAAAGCCTCACAGTTGTTAAGATAAAACGAGACAATAGCATAACTGAATATGGGTTTATTACAGATCCTAGCGGAAACTTCCTTAAAGTTGGCTACTTCCATATTTTAGGATCGTATGCCGCTGGTATTAATACTACAACTAACCAGCTATTAGACTCCGGTACACTGGCTAATCTTCAAGGCGGCTGGTTGGCCAAAGGATTTAGAAAGCGTTTAGGTAATATGAAGGTTCAACCCGGTGCTTGGATTGCTACTGATATTTCAGCACAGCAATTACAGACAGGCGTTAGACCTTTTGACTTTAAAGAACCATCACCCACGTTATTAAATCTTAATCAGAACATGAATGCAGAAGCTCAGAGGCTTTCAGCTACTACTGATTTGAGTGCGGCGTTAGGACCAAATACTCCTGCAACTACCGCATTATCTATGCTTTTAGAGCAGCAGGAAGCTAAAGGTGCCATTAACTTGCGTGTTTATAGAGCAATGGGCAGAGAGTTTGCTATCTGGTTTAAACTAAACTCTAAGTTTATGGATCCTGAGTTGTATGGGGAGTTGGTAGATGACCCAGAAGCTGACCCAGTAGCCGACTTTAATGCTCAAGATATGGGCATAGCGCCAAGCGCTAATCCAGAGAACAGCAGTAAGATACAAAGAATTCAGCAGTCTAGGGCAGAGCTTGACGTTATGCCTCAAGTTGATGCAACGGGTGGTAATTCTCAAGCGATTGTTAAAGATTATCTTAAGTCTATAGGTTCTGAATCTTTAGATGAGATTTACCCAGAACTCACACCAGAGCAAGCAGAAGCACAAGCTCAAGAACAAGCAAGGCTTAAAGCGAGGCAAGAGGAATTAGAATTCTTACCTATCAAAGCGCAAGCTGATGTGGGCGAGGCAGAGAAGGCTAAGGCTCAAGCGGCTTTGATTAGAGAAGACACTAATAGAGAAAAGGCGCTATCGGATATAAGATTAACTGAGGCAAAAGTTATAGAAACGAATGCGAGTGCATTCCTGAAAACTGAACAAGGTGAGACAGAAGCCACCAAGAATGCAGGCGCTATAGTAGACGCTGAGCTGAAATTAGAGCAAAACCAAAGAGAAAGAGACCTAGCAGCGCTAGATAGAGAGAAACTAAATGAACAGAGACCAAGTTGAAGAGTGGTTTAGTCATCCAGTAACCGCTTTATTATTTGATGTAGTAAAAGAACAATTAAAAGATTTATACGAAGCTCCCAGATACCAAGAGGTTACTTCTATTGGTGGGCGCGTCATCCCTACTACTATTGACCAATGCGCCCTCCAAAGCGCTTTCCTTGAAGGTCAGATAGATTCTTTAAAAGAATTTTCCAAAGTTTCCCTTAAAAATAAAATGCTAGTAGGAGATGAATAATGAATGTGACCCCGTGTGGTATGCAGATACTTGTAAAGCTTGATGAGGTCAATGAGATGTCTGAAGGCGGTATTATTCAGCACACTCAAAACGAGATTGAGCGAGAACAGAATGGAAAGAATATGGGGAGGGTTATTAAGATTGGCCCCTTTGTTCACGCTGATTGGGAAGATATGACCAACGACACATCATCAGGGAAGGCTAAAGAATGGGGCTATGAAGTAGGCGATTTAGTTCTATTTAACCGATATGACGGTGTAGCACATGATTTACCCAACTATGAAAACTACCGATTAATCCCCAGTAACTGCATTCTAGGCAAAGTGGAGCAATAAGATGGAAGCTGAACAAGTAGATATTAACGAAGCATTAGGCCTTGGCCAAACTGAGATTAAACCAGAGGAAATTCAAGAGGAGGAGAATCAGGAGGAGAATCAGCTATCAGTTGCAGAGCAGCAAGCCTTTGATGATGGCTGGAGACCCAAGGAAGAATGGAAAGGCAATCCTGATAATTGGAAATCCGCTGAGCATTATATTGAATGGGGTTTGATGAAATCAAACCAGCGCAACATGCAGAATCAAATGAAGCGAATGGACAAGAGTCATAATGAACAGATAGAAAACCTTAATAAGTTTAACAGGGCGTCTATGGAAGCTAAGCTTAACGACCTACAGTCTCAGCTAAATAAGGCTGTTGAAGATGGCGACCAAGAGGCAGCTACAGCTATCACTAAGCAGACTGTTGAGGTTGCGTCTAATGCTAATACAGTGGTTTCACGTGAAACACATACAGATGAGTCCGACCTTATGGATGACTGGCTAGGAAATAACGCGTGGTTTTTTGATAAGTCAGACCCTAAATCGGCATATGCTGATAACGCTTATCATCGCGCTACTCGTCAAGGCTTGGCCGGTAAGGAAAGATTAGAATTTGTAGATAATGCTATTGAGACTAATTATAGTAAGGCTCCGACCAAGAAAGTTAATCAAAACCGTAACCAAGCTAGTGACTATTCTAGTAGCGGTGGCAAAGCACGTAAAGGCGGCAAGCAAAAGCTAGTAATGACAGACTGCACGTCTGAAGAGCTTAGGCTAAGAGAAGTATTCGCTACTGATGAAAAGTTTTTACAATCCGTACAAGATAGCAGGAAGGGAGTTTAATTATGACTAATGAAATTAAAGCAGAAGCAGCTAAGAAACGTGGACCTAAACCTAAAGCTAAAGCTAAACGTCAACCTATGGCCTCTGGATCAAAGCAGCTAGAGCCTAGAGAGGGATTAGATGCTAACTACCACTACCGGTGGTGCGCTGGTTATGGTAAAGGAAAGATTGAAAGGTACATTGCTGCTCATTATGAGTTTGTTTTGGATGAGAAAGGCGAAAAGACTATGAGGCCCGGAGGTGATCCCTTGTTCCTTATGAGGTTGCCTAAAGACCTTTGGGAGCAAGATCAGCTTGCAAAACGTGGGAAAATAATAGAAACTAACCAAATATTGAATCAAAAGAATCAGCCCAACAAGAATAGCTCTGTGCCTGAGTACATACCGGGAGAGGGTAATCAAGTTGTGGAAAGAGACAATCTAAGCTAATCAGCGTATTAGCCAGCCAAAGGGCACTTAGCCCCTCCTCCGATAGTTAGAAGACTGTTTAGGGTAGGAAAACGAACGTACTTGTCAAAAGACAGGTGCCTAATTTTTTTACTTTAAACTTTAACTATAGGAGTGTTTATTATGGCTGGTTTTCAGTTATCTAAAACACAAGGCGCATCAGGATATACCGGAAAGGTTCAAGATTTTACCTTCCTATCTGGTAATAGTGATGAGTCTGCTATCGGAGATGCTGTCATCGTGTCCGGTACAGCTAGTTCAGAAGGTATCGCAGCCATTGGCCGCGCTGCTGGATCAACTGGTACAGAAATCACAGGTATTATCAACGGTTTCGCCCCAGATCTATCAAACCTTGAGCTAAAAGGACGCACTACTTTAACAGAGCGTATCACTAAGGTTCAGGTTGACCCTAATGCATTATATGAAATTGAGATCGGATCAGCTCTTACTGCTTCTGATGTTAGTTCTAACTTGCTCTTAACCGCTAACGCACCTACTACTATTGGTAATTTGGTACGTTCTGCAATGGTTACAGGTGCAGTTGATGCGGCAGGTCCACTACGTTTAATTCGATTAATTCCAGCTACAGACGGCACCGCTTTAGGCGCAGTTGGTAACTTGGCTTTAGTTAGTATTATCCGTTCTCAACAAACTAACTTAGTTGGAGTGTAATCATGGCTGGCGGAACTATTACAACTGGCAACACGGCCAGAATGCTCCAAGAAGGCCTCAATGAGGTATTCGGACAAGCGTATGACGAACATGAAGTACAATGGGATAAAATCTTTGACTCTAACACTAGCCGTAAGAACTTCGAGGTTGATCAACAATTCGAAGGTTTTACATTGGCTCCTGTTAAGCCTGAAGGCGATTCCATTTCATACGATACTCAAACTGAAGGTTTTACACCTAAATATCCTAACCTAACCTATGGTAAGGGTTTTATCGTTACTGAAGAAGCTTTAGAAGATAACCTTTATGGCGTATTTAACCGTAGAGCGCGCTCCTTAGCTTTCTCAATGAACCAGACTAAAGAGGTTGTAGGCGCTAACGTGCTTAACAATGCTTTTGATAGTTCATTTCAGATGCAGGATGGCGATGGTGTTGAGCTTTTAAGTACTGCTCACCCTAACGGCCCTACCGATACTGGTACGTTCTCTAACAAGTTGGCAGTTGATGCCGATTTGACTGAAGCTAGCTTAGAAGATTTGTTAATTCAGATTAACCAAGCAACTGACCCACGTGGTCTACGTATCGCATTGCAAGGCATTCGTTTAATCGTGCCACCTACGCTGATGTTTGTTGCTGAGAGAATCTTAGGTTCTACTCTTCAGAACGACACAGCTAATAACGCGGTTAATGCTGTTAAGGTAATGCAATCCGTATCAGATGGCTTCACTACTAATAACTTCTTAACTGATGATGATGCTTGGTTTATTAAAACTAACTCACCTGATGGCATGAAGTATTTTACTAGACGTGACGTTCGTTTTGAGCAGGATATGGACTTCGGTACTAGCAACATGCGTTTTAAAGCAACTGAGCGTTACAGCTTCGGTTGGTCAGACGCTAGAGGCATGTACGGAACTTCAGGGTCTTAATCCCTCTAGATTAGGGGCTTCGGCCCCTTTTCCTTTTTATATTTGGAGATTTTTTAATGTCTACGTCTAATTTTATTAAAATATATGTGGGTGAAGATTACAGTACTGCTGTTGAAACAGAAGCTGATATAGAATCTAAAGTGATCAGAAACACTCCTATAACCACAGGCGACAGAGATGCTTTAACAGCAGAGGCCGGTATGGTTATTTATAACTCTGATTCTAACGTTCTTGAATTTTACAATGGCACCGTATGGGGCGCTGTATAGGTGATTTATGAGTTCTTATGTAAATACTGAATTTGATTTAGCAAATACTGAAACAAAAGTAATTCCTGTAAACAGATGGTCATGGCCTAACTATGCTATTCAAGTGAGTGGTGGTAGCGCTAAGGTAGAAGGTACTTTAAATCTCGTAAATCGTGGTGAAACACCTGTCTGGAGTACTTTAAACACCGCTGTAACAGGCTTTGAGGTATTTGAAGGCTCACCCTTAGAAGCAGTAAAAATAACGGCTACAGGCGCAACTACAGGCCGCATTATGCAGCAAGGAGGCTCTTAAAAATGAGGACATTAATAAAATGCCCGATAAATTCACAAAAAACAAAGTTTACTTATGTTGAAATAGTCGACGGATATAATTGTTGTTTGACAGAACATGAAGCCTTTAATTTAGTGGATGTTGGTTCTGCTGAAATTGTTGATTATGATTTGTCTGCTTTGGATGTTATTAAAAAAATTGACACGGAGAGATCATGGAGGGATTCTGAGTTAAAAAAGGTTGATGTTGAAATACGAAATGCTGAAGATTTGGCGGGGGATTTTAATGCTTTAGAATGGCGCGCATACGCTATATTGTTAAGAAATTGGCCAATACATCCAGATTTTCCCGACTCAACAAAAAGACCAACAAAATAGGACGCTAAAAAATGACCACAATAACTGGCAAGCCTTTTACAGTATTAGGAAACTTAAAAGTATCGAATAATTTAATAATAGGGGAAACAGACCAAAGCAGCTATGGAAAGCTTGAAACTTTATCAGGTCTTACCAATATAAATATCCCGGGTTCTAATATATTTACACTTATTGAGCCAACGACTAGCACAATGTCTACAGATTCTACAAGTGATTGGGTTCAAGAAGGTAACGGAGGTCTTAAATTTTTAGGGGATAATTTCAATGGCGACCTTAACACTACTGTTTATGTTGAAAAACAAGCGGCGGGGGTAGAGGATTTTAATATGAAAGTTTTTCAGGGAGCTAGCGAGATTGGAAGTTTTGGGTCGCAAGGGGAAATATCAGCAGCCCCAACGCCATACTTGATTAATATGAGAATTATAGCCGTTAAAAATGATGTTTTTACAGTTCAATGCGCGAACTTATCAAATTCTAATGATTTTAGAGCAAGGCAATACGTTTTAGAAGCAAAAGCTTAATTGGAGTAGTTTAATGCCTTCAATAAATGACAACCCATTCACTCAATTATTAAATTTAAACATTCTTGGTGAATTCACAATTAAAGGTGTTCCATTTTCGCCCACAACAAATACACCCGGCGGCCCTTTGAATTCTATTCAATTTAATAACCCGTTAGGCTCTTTTGATGGAAGCTCGGATTTAACATGGAACGGATCAACTTTAACCTCTCCAAATTTTAACGGCGTTGCTTTAACGAATAGCGGAATCGTTGCTAATGTGTTACGTGAAAATGGAACTTATAGCGCGCTGGCATGGGGTGAGATTTCGGGAATTTTATCGAATCAATCTGATTTACAGTTAGAACTAGACGCTAAAAAAAATGATTTCTCTGAAAATACAGCTTTTAATAAAAACTTTGGAACTTCAGCGGGTACAGTTTTAGAAGGGAATACCGCTTTAGGTGGCGCTGTTGATAGCGTTACGGGTGACGGTGTGGACAATACCGACCCCGCTAATCCGGTGATGAGCTTTCCTGTTCCCGGTGATATTGGCTTGGGCAGTGTTGACAATACAAGTGATGCAAATAAACCAGTAAGCACAGCCCAGCAAACCGCTTTAAATCTAAAGCTGAATTTATCAGGCGGCGCAATGACTGGCCCAGTTACAAGCGTTAGCAGTTGGACAGGAACATCTTTTAATGGTGTAGCTTTAACAACTGGAGGTTCTATAAATGATTCTCTTAGGGCTGACGGTACATATCAAACAATTACAGCAGGAAGCAAAACACTGCAACAAGCCTATGTTGATGGCAATACTATTTCTGTTGATGCGGCTAATGGAACAGTAGAGCTAGACCAAACAGCAGAAACTATACCCTCTTTTAGGTTAGTACCTGATTCCACGTTCCCGACGACAAACTTAAGCGGTGGCGCACAGCACCCTGACTTGGATGGAACTTTATATTCTTATGATTCAACGCGGTCAAAATGGTTATCTATTACACAACTTCCTTATCACTTTACAGACAATGGAAATAACGACAGCACCTATTTAAAAATAGGAAATGTGGCTAGTACTTCTGTCGGATGGATTGCACCCTATGACTTAACAATAGTTGCTGTAACTGCCAGTGGTGAAAGTAATTTATCAAAGTCTTTTGATATCGAGCTTAATACTTCGACAGCTTATAATTTTTCTTTATCAGCCGGTGTTTTTTCTGATGACTCTGTAAATGTTGATATTACAGCGGGCGACATTATACAGTGCTTTGTTTCTGGCACAGGATCACC